ATGTCCACTGCTGCTGCCGAGACGGATGCTGGTTCGTCCGGGCGTACCCCGAAGAACGCCTTTGACAGATTTTTCGAGATCTCGGCCCGCGGCTCGTCCGTCGGCCGGGAGGTTCGCGGTGGTTTCGCCACCTTCTTCACGATGGCCTACATCGTGGTGCTCAACCCGCTGATCCTGGCGGCGGGCGTGGACGCGGTCGGCGGCAAGCTGCCGGTGGCGGCGCTGGCGGCCGGTACGGCGCTGGTGGCGGGCGTGATGACCATCCTGATGGGCGTCGTGGCGCGGTTCCCCCTGGCGCTGGCGGCCGGGCTCGGCGTCAACGCCCTCGTGGCGTACGAGATCGCGCCCGAGATGACCTGGGCCGACGCGATGGGCCTGGTCTTCATCGAGGGTGTGATCATCGGCATCCTGGTGCTGACCGGGCTGCGTACCGCGGTCTTCCGGGCCGTGCCCACCCAGCTGAAGACGGCGATCGGCGTCGGCATCGGCCTGTTCCTGATGATCATCGGGCTGGTCGACGCGGGCTTCGTGCGCCGCATCCCGGACGCCGCGGGCACGACCGTGCCGGTCGAGCTGGGCCTGGGCGGCAAGCTGACGACCTGGCCGGTGTTCGTCTTCTGCGTCGGCCTGTTGATCACGCTGGTGCTCTTCGTCCGCAAGGTCAAGGGCGCGATCCTGATCGGCATCCTGGTCAGCACGGTGCTGGCGGTCATCGTGGAGGCGATCGCCAAGGTCGGCCCGTCGTTCGTCGACGGCAAGCCGAACCCGAGCGGCTGGTCGCTGAACGTGCCCGCGCTGCCGGACAAGATCGTGGATCTGCCCGACCTGTCGCTGCTGGGCAAGTTCAACGTGCTCGACTCGTGGGGCCGGGCCGGCTGGCTGGTCGTGCTGATGTTCATCTTCACCCTGCTGATCACCGACTTCTTGAAAAGTAGTCCTCGCGCAGTAGCATTGCAAGCATGCGATCAGATCTTTACGGACGCAAGTCGGACGCTGACGAAGGCCGGTCGGTAGCGTCGCAGGAAAAGGACTGGCACGCCGACTGCGCGGAGCAGGGCTTCGAGCTCGGCCGGAAGTTCGCCGACCCCGACCGGTCCGCATCCCGGTACGCCACCCGTGACCGCCCGGACTACGCCGCCCTGCTCGCGCACATCGCGGCCGGCGACTGCGAGATGCTGTCGCTCTGGGAGAACTCGCGCGGCTCCCGCGACCTCGGCGAGTGGGCGGAGCTGTTCAAACTCTGCCGCGTCGAGGGCGTGCTGATCCGGGTCATCAGCCACAAGCGCACCTACGACGTCCGCAACCGCCGCGACTGGCGTGCCCTGGCCGACGACGCGGTGGAGTCGGCGGACGAGTCGGAGAAGATCAGCGAGCGCACCGTACGCGGCAAGCGCGATGCCGCCGCCGCCGGCCGCCCGGTCGGTCGCCGCGGGTACGGCTGGATCCGGACCTACGACCGCCGCGGCCGGGTCGAGAGCCAGATACCCGACCCCGAGACCGGGCCCATCGCCGCAGAGATCATCACCCGCATCGCCGCCGGCGACGACAAGGACGACCTCGGCGCCATCGCGCGTGACCTCAACAAGCGGGGCATCCCCACGGCCGAGGGCGGACAGTGGACGGACCGCCAGATCCGCCAGCTCGCCATCAAGCCGGTCTACGCCGGGCTGCGCGTGCACCAGGGCAAGATCGTGGGCGATGGCACGTGGGAGCCGCTAGTGCCGCGCGAGGTCTGGGAGCGGGCGTACGCCCGGCTGACGTCGCACCCTGCCACCGGGTCGTCGAACGTGAAGCACTGGTGCACCGGGGCGGTCCGGTGCGCGCCCTGCGGCGGCAACCTGCGGGCCGCCCCGCGCAAGACCGGCGACGCGTACCAGTGCCGCGAATGCTTCAAAGTCTCGGCGTCGGCGCGCGGCCTGGAGGGCGTGCTGGAACCGGTCATCCTGGGACGGCTCAGGAAGTCCGACATCAACGCGCTGATCGCGAAGGGCAGCACCGACGGGGAGCTGCGCGCCGCCCTCGCCGCGGAGAAGGTGCTCCGGGACCGGCTGGACGCGCACTACGCCGAGGCGGCGCGGGGCGACCTGACCGCCGGTGGGCTCGCGGCCGTGGAGCGGCTCCTGCTGGTCGACATCGACACGGCCGCGCGGAAGGTCCACCGGCTTGCGCTGCCGGCCGAGCTGGGCGACCTGGCAGGGAAGACGGGCGAGGAGATCGCCGCGAGGTGGGGCGGGTACTCGGCGAGGCGGCGCCGGGACATCACGCGCCTGCTGGCCGACGTCCGGCTCCTGCCCGGCACCCGGTACGACGGGCCTCGGTTCAACGAGCTGCGGCTGGCGCCGTCGCGCTGGGCCGGGGACGAGCGGACGTGGGGCGAGATCTGGGCCGATGCCGCGCCATCGTCGACACCCTGACGGGTCGGCGGCCGGGGGCTGGAAGTCGGGAGAGTCCTACTTCGATCCGGAATCGATCCAGATTGCGTGGAAGTAAAGCAGAGCGATAGAGAAAGTCAATCCTGATTTCTGTTCAGGCAATGCATTCCAGCTCCGACATCATTCGTATCTGTAACGCGCATCACGGATGTGGCTGCGATCCATGTCACAGTTGCGCGAGGTCGCTATCGCGAATTTCCAATACGGCCTCTGACCTGCAGTTATGCGCTGAGCGGGTCATCGACTCAGATCGAATTGATAAGCGCACCGTGGTCGCCTGATCACGGAATTGATCTCGTCGGTGACAGATCGGTGAAAGCACGTCACAGCACCCAGGTTTCGCACAGCTTGGCAGCTAAGCTCATCCTCAGGAAAGCGGCCAAGGGGCGCTTGCCCCTTGGCCGCTTCCTATCCCACAAGCACCCGACCCTAGGTCGGACACTCGGACGGCATGGTCTCTCACCACCATGCGGTCGAACGCGACGCTACCGCATTGTCGGAAGCTGGTCGCGGGATAGCGCTGTGGCGTATATCCCCTGCCCAGGCGTCGTTGAGACGTGTGTTCGATCATGGTCTTGCTCCGAGGAGAGCCATGACCGACACGTGCGCCGACCCACTCGGCACTCCGCTGCAGCACCGGGCCCGCAAGGGTGGCTACGCCCGCCGTGGCAACACCGAGGGCGCTGAACTGGCCGACCGGGACCTACGCGCGAGCGTCCTAGCCAAGCGCATCAAGCAGGTTGTTGACGCGCACCCGCCGCTGACCGCCGCGCAGCGCCTGGCGCTCGCCGGCCTTCTCGTCAGTGGTGACCGGTGACGGCGCGGGATGGGGGCTCCCGGCCTGCGGGAAACAGGCCGGGAACCGAGCCCCAGCCTACCGAGCTAGAGGTGCGCGCGGCTGCGCGGATCCTCGCCCGGCACCACCACCCTGACTGGCGCCCCACCGACGACGACCTCGACGGCTACGGGCGCGGCTACGGCGACGGCGTCCGCCAGAACGCCCGCGAGTTGCAGGACGACACCAGGCATTGGCCACGGCTGCCGTCCTGCGGCCGATGCGCCCGCGCAGCCCACGAGAAATGCCTCGACCGGCGCGACGAACCCAACGACGGAGACATCACCTGCGGCTGCGGCTGCTGGACATGGGCGGCAGACCATGCCCGATGACCCGTACCGGCGCGTGCTCCAAGCGCTGCGGGACTTCGGCAGCAAGGTGGTCGAGACCGGCCAGGGAACCGCCAGCGTCCAATGCCCCGTGCACGGCGACAACAGGCCATCCGCGACCGTCAGCCGCGGCGACCGGCAACCCGTCGTGTTCGACTGCCGGGCCCAGGGCTGCTCCTACGACGACATGCTCGCCGCTGTCGGTCTCGACAAGGCCGAGGTGGGCAAGCCGCGCGAAAACGTGTGGACGCGATTCGGTGATGCCGTCGCGATCTACCAGTATCGCGACGAGACCCGCCAGCTGCTCTACGAGGTGTGCCGGACCGCCAACAAGGACTTCCCGGTTCGCGTGCCCGACCCGGGTAGCAAGGGCGGCTACCGGTGGAAGCTGGGTGACGCCCGCAGGGTCCTCTATCGACTCCCCGAGCTGCTCGCCGTCGAGCCCGGCAGTGTTCCGATCTACCTCGTCGAGGGAGAAAAGGACGTCCACGCCGTCGAGCGCACCGGGAACATCGCCACCACGGCGATGAACGGCGCCCAGGGATTCGCCAAGACCGACCCGGCCGCCCTGACCGGGCACTACGTCTACGCCGTCGTCGACCGGCCCACCAAGGCCACCGACACGACCGGCGAGAAGTGGGCGACGGCGGTAGAGAAAGCACTACGGCCCATCGTCAAAGGGCTGAAGTTCATCCAGGCCAAGACCGGCAAGGACGCCCACGACCACCTCAGCGCCGGGCACACCATCGACGACTTCGAGCCGTACGTGCCGCCGGCGGAATTGGTCGACTACGTCGAGCAGCGGGACCAGGCGTCGCAGCTGCTCGACACCATCCGCGAGCCACCACCTGACACATCCGTGTCACCTGAGGCTCAGCCCGAGGGTCGGATCATCCGGTTCCGCGCCGCATCGGGCATCAGGATGACGCGCACCCGGTGGCTGCACGGCAACGAGTACGGCGGACACATCCCGGTCGGCGCGATCACGCTGCTCGCCGGGCGCGAAGGGATCGGCAAGTCGACCATCAGCTACGACGTCATCGCCAAGGTGTCCCTCGGGACGCTCCGCGGGGAGTTCTTCGGCACCCCGAAGGGCGTGGTCATCTACGCCACCGAAGACGACTGGGAGCCCGTCATCCTGCCCCGCCTCGTCGCGGCCGGCGCCGACACCACCCGGGTCTTCCGGGCCGACGCCTACGACGACGACGGCGCCAAGGACTGGCTCAGCTTCCCGCGCGACCTCGTACGCCTCGCCGAGCAGTGCCTTGAACACGACGTGGCCCTGCTGGTCCTCGACCCCATCATGTCGATCATCGACGGGAAACTCGACACCCACAAGGACCGCGAGGTGCGCCAGGCCCTCGACCCGCTGTCCCGGTTCGCCGCCGCGGCCGGCGTCGCGGTGTGCGGCCTGATCCACGTGAATAAGTCCAGCGGGTCCGACGCCCTCAACAGCGTGATGGGCTCGCGTGCGTTCTCAGCGGTCGCCCGGTCGGTCCTCTACTGCATCGCCGTACCGAAGACCGATGACGAAGACGGACCCGACGAGTACCTGTTCAGCCAAGAGAAATGCAACCTCGGCCCCAAGCAGGGCTCACAGCGCTACCAGATCACCACAGTGGCCCTCGACGCCGAGGACGAGGACGGAGAGGCCTTCAAGGTCTACACGTCCAAGGTCACCTGGGGAGTGACCGACTCGCGGCGCGCGGGCGACGTCATGGAGGAGGCGAACAAGGCTGGGCGCGCCAAGGGAGACCTTCGCACCGAGCTGGCCGCGTGGCTGCGCGAGCAGGACGACATGGTGCCCGTGCGGGAGATCCACGACGAGTTCCAGAGCCGGGCCAAGCGCGGTTCCATCGACATGACCCTGAGCCGGATGGTCGCCGCCGGCGAAATCGAGCGGCCCGTCAACGGCATGTACCGAGCCCTCCGCAAGGCGCAAGCCGCCTAACACCTGTGGGGGAGACATGTTAAGTGTGAGAAGTGTGAGAAGCGTTAGAGGTCTCACACATCTCACACATCTAACGGCTTAACAGGAACCGGAAGAGGTGTGAGAACCGATGACCGAGGAAGAGGCCCAAGAGTGGCGGGAACGCCTCCAGCGGGCGGTTGCCGAGACCCTGCGCAAGCGCGCGGAACGGAAGGCGTTCCGGGCCGACCACTTGCGAAATCGCAAGTACGGCAAGGCCGCATACCACCGGGCCAAGCTCGCCCGTAACCGAACGAAGGAGAACACCATGACCGACACCGAAACCAGCAAGTACGAGCGGCTGGAGCGCATCGCCGCGAGCCACGGGCTCCACCTCCAACACGTCGACGCCTACCAGCTCATCACCAAGATGGGCGCGCACATTGGCAGCCCGAAGACCCTCGAAGACATGGAGACCACCTTCACCGATGCCGCCGTTCGGTTCCACCAAGTCCTGAAGGAGAACTGACCATGACCGACACCTGCCCGCGCTGCGACGCGGTCATAGACCGGTCGATCACCGACGCCCGGTACAAGAACGACTGCCCCATCCACGACGACAGCTACGTGAGCCTGCCCCACCAAGGAGAACTGACCATGACCGACCTCGCCATCCCCACCATCCCGTTCACCAGCGAGAGGGGCACAGGGGTCATCACCTGCGAGCGCATCACCGACACCATCGCCATCACGCCGGCCATCAACCACGACAACGGGTTCACTGGACGGTTCACCGTCTCGGTCACCACCGGATACCGCCTCGTCGAGGCCACCTCATGCATCAGCTGCGCACGCGACGCCGCCGAGCTGTTCACCGCCATCGACCTCGACTGGACCGACCTGGAGCTGCGGCACAAGGTCACCGACGAGCAGAAGCTGGCCATCCGCCACGCCATGGAGCCCATGCGCAGCTGCACCTGTGTCGGGGACTGCGTTGCCGACGCTATCGAGAACGAGCCCAAGACCATCAGCTGACCAGACGACCGGACATCACTACGGAGGAGAGCAGAGCATGACCGAGCAGGAAACCGCAGCGCGGATCGTCGGCATCCGCCGAGCCGTACGAACCATGATCACGCACGCACTGGCCGACGACATGGTGTCCAGCGGCATCATCGCCCACAACCTCTCCCAGACCCCCGACCTCGCCGCAGACGCCCTCATGGAACTCGGCGAAGCCCTGGACGTCGCCCTGCACGGCTACGCCGCCGGCTCAGGCCGCGACGTCAACCAGGTATGGCGCGTCATCTGCGCCCAGCTCGCCGACGGAGACACCAAGGCCGCAACCAGCTACTTCGACGCCTGACCAGACGGCCGGGCGCACCCGTAATGCGCCCGGCCACACCAGGGAGGATCCCATGAAGCCCAGCACCAAGGTCATGCTCCACTTCGCCCTGCTCATCGTCGCGCTCATCACCACCAGCGTCGCCCTCGGCATCGGCGTGGGCGTAGCCCTGAACCGGTGAGCAAGAGCTGGACAGCCGGCAGCACCCGGGCGTGGCGAAGCACCCGGGCTGCCGTGCTGGTCCGCGACGGGTGGACCTGCCAGCTCCGCCTGCCCGGCGTGTGCGTGGGACAGAGCGAACCCATGCACGTGCACCACACCCGAGGCAAGCAGTTCGGCGACGACCCCGCGTACCTGCTGAGCGCGTGCGAACCCTGCAACCTGGCACTCGGCGACCCGACCAAGCTGCACGACCGGCCGAACGAGGCGGTGACGAAATGGTGAGAGAGATGCGCCTGACCAGCGCAAACGCAGTCCGATTTTCCCGGCAGGGCACCCCCCGGACACCCGCTGACCTGTCCTTTCCCTCTCCCCGATGCCCCGGTTCGGACCGGGTAGGCTGCGCCTGTGGCCGGTGCGCGGCGGGTAGCTCCCGCTGGTGGCCGGCCGAACCTACGGTCCCTCGGGTAGCTCCCTGTGGGGCCGTAGTTCGTTCCGCCGACCGGGCCGACCGATGATGACCGTCGTCGACCTGGCCCCGCCGTTGCTGGGCAGCACGACCCCGCGGCTGTGGACGCCACCGCTGCGCGAGCTGACGCCGGCCACGTCGTACGGGTTCGAGGTGATCGACTTCGCCCGGGACGTGCTGCAACACCCGCTCCTGCCGTGGCAGGAGTTCGCGGTGATCCACGGCGGCGAGATGCTGGACGGTCCCGGGTGCGCCCCGGCGCTCGGCGTGCACGCTGACCCCTGCCGCTGCCGGCCCAGGTTCCGGATCGTGCTGCTCTGCGTGTCCAGGCAGAACGGCAAGACGGAGCTGCCGGTGGTGCTGAGCATCTACTGGCAGTTCCGGAAGAAGGTCCCTCTGATCCTGGGCACGTCCACGCAGCTCAAGTACGCGAAGGAGAGCTGGCAGAAGGCTGTGAAGCTGGTGCAGCGGACTCCGGCGCTGGACGACCTGCACGAGCCGGGCCGCAAGTGGTTGCGCCGGACGAACGGCGAGACCGAGAGCTGGACGGTCGATGACTGCCGGTATCTGATCGCGGCGGCGAACGAGGAGGGCGGCCGGTCGCTGACGATCGATCGGGGCATCTGCGACGAGCTGCGCCAGCACCACAGTTACGACGCCTGGGAGGCGTTCGAGCCGGCGTGCTCGCCGATGGACGCGCAGATCTGGGCACTGTCGAACGCGGGCGACGACCGGTCGGTCGTCTTGAATGACCTGCGCAAGTCGGCGCTGGAGTTCATCGAGACCGGCGTCGGTGACGAGCGCCTGGGCCTGATCGAGTACTCCGCCCCCGAGGACGCCGACCCGGAGGACGTCGAGGCGCTGCTGCAGGCGAACCCCCGCGTCGGGTACGGACTGGACCTCGAGGTGCTGCGGGCGAAGGCGGCCGAGGCGAAGCGGCTCGGCGGCAAGGCGCTGGCGGCCTTCAAGACCAACCGGATGTGTGTCCGGGTCCGGCACTCCAACCCGGCGATCGACCCGCAGCGGTGGCGCGACTGCCTCGAGGTCGGGGAGCTGGCCGCCGCGCGGTCGCGGCTGGCGCTGTGCCTCGACCTGTCGCCGGACGGCCTGCACGCCACGCTTGCGGCGGCCGCCGTCCTCGAGGACGGCCGGGTCCGGGTCGAGACCGTCGCGGAGTGGATCGGGCCGGCGGCGGCATCCGACCTGGAGCGCGCACTGCCCGGCTGGGTGGAGAAGATCGGGCCGCAGACGGTCGGCTGGTTCGGTGGCGGCCCGGCCGAGGCGGTCGCCGGCCGGGTGAAGGACCGGCGTAAGGACGGTGTGCGCGGGTGGCCGCCGCCCGGCGTCACCGTGGCGGAGATCCGCGGCGAGGTCGCGGCGGCGGCCATGGGTCTGGGCAAGGAGGTCGACGCCCTCACGCTCGCGCACTCCGGCCAGGGGATGCTCGACGACCAGGTGGCCGGCGCGGAGTGGCTGCGGCGCGGCGATGCGAAGGTGTTCACCCGGCGCGGTGGCGGGAACGTCGACGCGGTGTACGCGGTGGCCGGCGCGGTGCACCTGGCCCGGACTCTGCCCGCCCCGATCGGCAAGCCCCGGATCATCGGTGCCCGACGTCGGGCCGAAGAATCGTAGGTTTGGCTGCCCGTGTGCCTATGGATCGAAGGTTGACCGCCGGGGTAGCCTTCGGTTATGAACTGGAGGCGTGTGCTCCGCTTGGGTCGGCCAGGTGCCGCTCAGGCGTTGAGAGCGCCGCGCCCGCGCGCCCAGTTCACGGTGTCGTTGCCGCCGGAGATGCTGCAGGCGATGACCGGCGGCGCCGCGATCGCACCGCGGGTGTCCCGCGAGGAGGCGCTGCAGGTGCCCGCGGTGATGCGGGCCCGGAACCTGATCTGCTCGTCGCTGGCCACGCTGCCGCTGCGGGTGTTCGGCCCGGACCGCCGCGAGGTCGCCGGCGTGACGTATCTGCCGAGCGGGAACATCGACCCGAACATCGCCAACGTGGTGGTCAAGGCGCAGATCTTCGAGGACCTGCTGTTCGAGTCCGTGTCCTGGCTGCGGGTCACGGCACGCGGGTGGCACGGCTACCCGACCGAGGCCCGGCACGTGCCGATCGAGTCGGTGAACGTCGCCCCGGTGGGGGCGTCGATGCCGTCGCTGCAGCAGATCAGCCCGGATCAGCCGTTCCCGGTCGACGGCCAGGTGTTCATCGACGGCCACCCGGTGCGCGACGACGAGGTGATCCGGTTCGACTCGCCGAACCCGCCGCTGCTGCGGCACGCCGCGCGGGCGATCCGGACGTGCCTGGCGCTCGACCAGGCCGCCGCGCTGTACGCGCGGGATCCGCAGCCGCTGGGCTACTTCAGCCCGGCAGACGGTGCGGACCCGGCCGATGACGACGACGTGGCCGAGCTGCTCGACGAGTGGAACGCGCAGCGGGCCAGGAACGCGTGGGCGTACATCCCGGCGGCGTTGAAGGCGAACACCCTGTCGTGGAACCCGGAGCAGCTGCAGCTGGCTGACCAGCGCCAGCACGCGGTGCTGGAGATCGCCCGGGCGGCGGGGGTCGAGGCCGAGGACCTGGGCGTGTCGACCACGTCGCGGACGTACGCGAACCGGGAGCAGCGCAACCAGGACCGGATCAACCTCACGCTCGGCGCGTACGCCACGACGGTCCAGGAGCGGCTGTCGATGCGTGACGTGCTGCCGATGAACTACGTGTCCCGGATCGACTTCGCCGGCTTCCTGCGCGGCGACGCGCTGACCCGGATGCAGACCTACGAGGTCGGTTTGCGCGTCGGCGCGTACGTCGACGAGGAGATCCGCGACCTCGAGGACCGGCCGCCGCTGACCGCCACCCAGCGTGCCGCCCGCGTGCCGAAGCCGCCGGCCGTACCCGCGACGGCCGAGCCGGCCGGGGCGCAGAACGAGCGCAGGGAGACACCCGTGACACAGCACTTCGACGCGGGAGACGCGGTGCGCGTCCAGTTCGAGGCACCCGATCCCCAGGACTTCCAGGTGGACGTGGAGCGCCGGACCATCACCGGGCCGGTGCTCCCCTGGGGGAAGGTGGCGAACAACGGGATCGCCAAGTGGCGGTTCGTCAAGGACTCGGTGAGCTGGTCCGAGCCTTCACGCATCAAGCTCAACCTTCACCACGACAGCACTGTCCTGGTCGCCTACGCCACTCGCCTTCAGTCCGCCTCGCGCGGGCTCATGGCGACTTTCAAGGTCGACCGCAGTCCTGAGGGTGATCGAGCGCTGCAGAAGGCAGAAGACAAGATCCTCGACGGCTTCAGCGTCGAGGTCGATTTCGAGTCCTTCGATTCCTGGGAGCCCGACCCGACCGATGAGACGGTCCGCTTGGTGCGCCAGGCCACTCTCCGCGGCGTTGCCCTGACCGGCGTCCCCGCATTCGATGACGCGCGGGTGGCCTCTGTGAAGGCCAGCCGAGACAACCAGAGAGGCACCCCCATGACGGCTACGGCCGGTAAGGGTCAGCCGGACGCCGCGTTCGATTTCGACGGCTACATGTCCGGCCTGGCCGACAAGATCACCGACTCGCACCAGAAGCTGTCCGAGGGCCTGGCCGAGACGCTCGGCGAGTCGTTCTCCGCCGGCATCAAGGCAGCCCTCGAAGGCATCCACGACCCGCAGAACGAGGGCCCGCAGCCGGTCCGGGCGGCCCGCTACACGGTCACCCGCGAGGACCCCATCTACCGGTTCAACGGCCTCGGGCACTCCCTGGTCCGCGACGCCTGGTACGCCACCCGCGAGCGCGACGACGACGCCATCGACCGGCTGCGCAAGTACCGCCAGCAGACCGAGGACGTCGCCAAGCTCACCAACCAGCGGCTGTCGGCGCAGTTCACCCCGCAGTCGACGGCGACGGCGTCGCAGATCGTCCCGCCCGGCTACCGGCCGGACCTGTACGTGCCGCAGCTGCAGCAGGGCCGCCCGCTGGTCTCGGCCGCGTCGCAGGGCACCATCGGCAACGCCACCCCGTTCGTGGTCCCGGTGTTCTCCACCGCGACCGGTGCGACCGCCGACCACGTCGAGGGCACCAACCCGTCCGACGGCGCCCTGACGTTCACCACCAAGACGGTCACCCCCGGCGCAGTGTCGGGCCGTCTGGTCCTGACCCGCGAGATCGTCGACTCGTCCAACCCGGCCATCGACGCCATCGCCGTCGCCGCGATGAACGAGTCCTACGCCCGGCAGACCGAGACCAAGGTGTACACGCTGCTCAACGGCGCGAACGGTTCCGGTGGCACCATCACCGGTGACTTCGTGCCGTCCGGCGCGCAGGCCGCCACGTTCGTCGGTTCCACGGGCACCCCGCCGGCGCTGATCGGCGGCATCCGGAACCGGCTGGCGAAGTACCCGTTCAACCGGTTCGCGTCGCCGACGATGGCGCTGATGGGCCAGAACGGGACGGTGATCCTGGCTACCTCGACCGACACCACGGGCCGGCCGATCTTCCCGTCCGTGGGCGCGCAGAACACCTCCGGGGTCGGCAACGCCCTCACCCAGGGCTGGTACGTCGACGGCCTGCCGCACATCCCCGCCTGGGCGATCACCGGCGTCGCCGCCGGCGACACGCAGATCTTCACCCTCAACCGGGCCGACCTGTGGGTGTGGGAGTCGCCGCTGCTGACCTTCCGGTTCGAGGAGAAGCAGGGCCCGGCGAACATCGAGCTCAACGTGTTCGGCTACTTCGCTACGCACCTGCTCCGCCCGGTCGGTGTGTCCGGCATCCGGATCACCTGATGACCAGCCGTCCGGCCAAGCGGACCTCCCCGCCCGGGAGGCCCGCCGCCGCGCGGCAGCCGGCCGCGACCGACACCGTGTGGACCGGCCCGCCCGACCACCCGGGACGCGGCGGCCTGCCGATGGCGCCGGAACAGCAGGACGGTCCGGCGCGCCGGGCCGGTGGGCACGTCGACCGCGGTGACGGCCGCGGCTGGGTTCTCGAGCGCGAGGAGTGACAGATGGCTGTCCTGGCTGTTGACGACGCGAGCAACGGCATCGCGAACGTGACCATGGTCGCCGCCGCCGGCGGCGGTGACAGCGTGGCCGCCGGCATCAAGGTCGGCGGCTGGGAGCTGCCCGTCGTGGTGGTGGTCCGCAACGGCGACGCGTCCAGCAAGACCGTCACCGTGCAGGGCACCGGCTACGTGGTGCTCGCGTCCGGCATCGCGGTCATCCCGGTGCGCGGCAGCGCGAAGTACGGCGACTCGGTCGCCATCACCTACTCCGCGGTCACCTCGGTCACCGTCGGCGCGGCGCGCCTGTCCGGGCCGCTGGCGTAAGGGGACCTTCGATGTCTTGGGCGCCGGACTACATCACCACCCGGGAGCTGGACGCGTTCCTGCGCGTCGGCGACCAGCTGGACGATGTCGAGCTGGCGGCCTGGTGCACGGCCGCGTCCCGGGTGATCGACGAGCACTGCAACCGGCAGTTCGGCAAGGTCGACGCCCCGGAGCAGCGGTTCTACACACCCCGGTGGAGCGCCCGCCGTTGCCGGTGGGTGGTCGACATCGACGACCTGATGTCGGTCAGCGGCCTGGTCGTGCTGGTCGGCGCCGTCACGGTCACCACCGGGAAGTTCACCCTGGAGCCGCGCAACGCGGCGGCCGAGGGCAAGCCGTGGACGCGGCTGGTGTTCGCCACCGACGCCGAGGCGCAGCCGGACGGCACTCAGGACCAGGCGGGCATCACCGCCCCGTGGGGGTGGACGGCGTTTCCTCCGGCGGTCAAGCAGGCCGCGAAGCTGCAGGGCTCCCGGTTCGCGGCCCGCCGCGAGTCGCCGTACGGCGTCGCCGGCTCGCCGATGCAGGGTTCAGAGCTGCGGCTGCTGGCCCGGCTCGACCCGGACGTGGCCGTGTCGCTGCGTGGCCTGTGCCGGCCGCGGAAGGTGGGCTGAGCCGTGGACCTGGGTGCGGTCATGGACGAGATGGCGCTGGCGCTGGGGCAGCTCACCGGGCTGCGGGTGGCCTCCCATCCGCCGGCGCGGGTGTCGCCGCCGGCCGGGTACCTCGACTACCCGCAGTCGGTCGTCTTCGACGAGACCTACGGGCGCGGCAGCGACCAGATCACCGACCTGCCGATCGTGCTGGTGACCTCCAGGGTCACCGACCGAACCGCCCGGGACACGGTCGCGGCGTGGGCGTCCGGCGACGGCCCGAAGTCGGTGAAGGCGGCCATGGAGGCGTGGTCGTGGACCAGCTGTGACGAGGTGACCGTGACGACCTGTGAGTTCGACTTCGCGCCGATCGCCGGCACCGACTACCTCGTCGCGATCTTCAAGGCAACCATTGTGGGCCAAGGAAAGAGGAACTGATGGCGACCACGCTCAAGACCACCGTGACCGCGAGGATCGAGGGCACGTTCAAGAACCTGCTCGACCTGTCGGCACCTGTGGACAACTTCGTCATCGCCGCGGCCATCCAGCTCGCGTCCGGCACGGGTTCCGCGCAGGCGGACTTGCTCTTCCACGACCAGCGCACCCTGGCTGCGTCGGGCACGGAGGATCTGGACCTGGCCGGGGTGCTCGCCAGCCCGTTCGGGGCGACGCTCACGTTCGTTGAGCTCCGCGGCATCGTGATCAAGGCGTCCGCGACGAACACGAACAACGTCAACTTCACCCGGCCGGCGGCCAACGGGGTGCCGCTGTTCCTGGCTGCGTCCGACGGCATTCCGATCCCGCCGGGTGGGGTGTTCCTCTGGTCGTGCCCGGCGGACGGGAAGGTCCCCGTGACCGCGGCGACCGGGGACCTGATCACCCTGACCAACGCGGCGGCGGGCACGAGCGTCACGTACGACGTCGTCATCGTCGGCACCAGCTCGTAAGGAGACGCATCGTGGGGCGCAAGCACAGCAGGCTCACCGTGATCATCATCGACGGCAACGACGTGTCGACCGACTGCGCCGACAGCAACTGCGAGCAGAGCAGCGGCACCGAGGACAACACCACCTACGGCAAGAACGCCATCGTCAAGGACCCGACCATGCTCACCGGCGCGTTCGGCTGCTCCGGCAAGTACGAGTCGGCGGCGACCGGCCCGCGCGCTGTCCTCAAGCCGCTGGTCGGACTGAAGGTCCGGGTCCAGTACCGGCCGGAGGGCACCGGCGCCGGCCTGCCCCAGGACAGCTTCGACGCGGTGATCACGAAGTACACCGAGACCGCCCCGGCGGCCGGCTACCGGCTGTGGTCGCTGGAAACCGAGCCGTCGGACGAGTGGGACTCGTCCGCCCAGGTCTGAGAGGACACCGACCGATGACCGAGTACGCGAGCCTCGACGACCTGACCACCGGCGACGTCACCGGGAACACCCGGGACGTCGAACTGCCCAACGGCAAGACGGTCAAGGTGCGGGGCATGTCCCGCTTCGAGCTGATCCAGTCCCGCAAGGGCACCGAGGACCCGGGCGAGATCGAGCGGCGGATGCTGTCGTACTGCCTCGTTGAGCCGCGGCTGACCGATCGGCAGGTCGAGGCGTGGCAGAAGGCGACGACGCCGATGGTGATCGCGCCGGTGACCGAGGCGATCCGGGAACTGTCCGGGCTCGGCGAGGGTGCCGACAAAAGCGATCCGGGAGCAGCTGGAGAGCACTGACCTGGGCTTCGAGTACTCGCTGGCCGACCGGCTCAAGATGACCGTCGGCCAGCTACGGCAGATGTCCAGCGCGGAGTTCGAGACCTGGAAGGTCTTCCACGCGATCCAGGCACAGCGTCAGGAACTAAAGCAGGCGGGAGGGTGACGTGGAGGGCCTGAAGGTCGAGGTCGGCGGCCTGGCGCAGCTGTCCAAGGGGCTGCGCGGCATCGACTCCGGCGCGCCCAAGGAGCTGCGGCTGGCGCTGAACTCCGCGGCCGAGCTGCTCGTCGACGCGACCCGCCCAAAGATCCCCTCGGTGTCCGGCGCCGCTCGGCGCTCCCTGGTCGCCCGGTCGACGCGGACCTCGGCCCGGGTCGCGGTCGGCGGCAAGCGTGCCCCGTACTTCCCGTGGCTCGACTTCGGTGGCCAGGGCCGCGTCGCCGGCCGCCCGGGCGCACGCCCGTTCCTCGGCGAGGGCCGCTACGTCTACCCGACGCTGCGGCAGATCCGGCCCCGGATCGAGGCGCAGCTGCAGGAGTCCATCACCGCGGTGATCCGCAACGCCGGGCTGGTGGAGGACTGATGGCAGGCAAGGCGGGCCGGAAGGTCGCAGCAGGGTCAGTCGGGGTGCCGATCGCCATCCACCCCGACCTACCGCCGGTTGTCGCCTGGGCGGTGACCGTCTCGACCAGGCCGTGCGACTGGGCGCCGCTCGCTCGCGCCATCCTGTGGCCGGGGCTTCGGGAACGGGTCCGCTGATGGCCGGCAACAGCATGACCCTGGAGTTCGCCGGGGACGCCACCAAGCTGCAGAAGGCGGCGAAGGCGGCGACCGCCGCGACCGAGGACGTCGGCAAGGCGGCGAAGAGTGCCGGCGCCGACTTCGATAAGGCCGGCAAGCAGGGCGTCGACTACGGCGAGAAGATCGGCAACATCGGCGCCGGCGTGACCGGCATGACCGACGCCATCGACTCCGCCGGGGCGGCCGTGCAGGGCCTGGCCGATATCCAGTCGGCCGGCCGCGAGCGCGCGATGAAGCTGGCCCGGGCGAACGCCGACGTCGAGCAGGCGATGCTGGACGGCAAGCAGGCCGCCGTGGATCTGCGGCAGGCGCAGGAGGATCTCAACCAGTCGCAGCTGGACGGCAAGCAGGCCGCGATCGACGTGGAGCAGGCGGAGATCGACGCCCGTCAGGCGAAGCTGGACGCGACGACGGCCCAGAAGGACTACAACGCGGCCGTCAAGGAATACGGCGTGGGGTCCGACGAGGCCCGGCAGGCCCAGATCGATCTCACCCAGGCGACGTCCGACCTGAACCAGGCCCGGCTGGACGAAGAGCAGGCGACGGCGGACGCCCGGCAGGCGTCGATCGACGGCACTCAGGCGACCGTCGACGCGACCCAGGCGGTCCGCGACGGCAAGGACGCACAGCTCAACCTCAACGCCGCCATGTCCGAGGCCAACCCCACCGGCCTGCAGAAGTGGGCGGACAACATCAGCATGGTCACCCCGCTGCTCAGCGCGGTGGTCGGTGTGGTCGGCCTGGTCACCGCCGCACAGTGGCTCTGGAACATCGCCCAGCTGGCCAGCCCCACCACCTGGATCATCCTCGCGATCGCCGCCCTGATCGCGATCATCGTGGTCATCGCGACGAAGACCGACTGGTTCCAGCGGGCGTGGAGGGCGTCGTGGGGCTGGATCAAGTCCGCGGCGAGCAACACCTGGGACTTCTTGAAGAAGATCCCGGGCTGGCTCGGTGACGCGTTCGGCAAGGTGGCCCGGTTCATCAGTGCCCCGTTCCGGGCGGCGTTCAACCTGATCTCCGACGCGTGGAACAACACCGTCGGCGGGATGTCGTTCAGCGTGCCCGGCTGGATCCCGTTCATCGGCGGCAACAGCTGGTCCGTGCCGTACCTGCCGAAGTTCCACACCGGCGGCATCGTGCCCGGCGCCCCGGGCACCGAGGTCCCGATCATGGCCATGGCCGGTGAGCAGGTGAGCTGGCCCGGCGGCGGTGGCGGCGGACCGATCGTGATCCAGTCCGGAGGTTCGCAGCTTGATGACCTGCTGGTCGAGATCCTGGCGCGGGCGATTCGCCGCCGTGGCGGTAACGCTCAGCTTGTCCTTGGCGGCCGCAATGCCTAAGCAGGACGTCGCGTTCGAGCTGTTCTACGACGGCGCCTGGCGCGACATCACCGCCGACGACGACGTGTTCACCGCCCCGATCGTGATCCGGCGCGGGCAGGGCGACGAGTCCCCGGCGCCGCGGCCGGCGCAGATCACCGCGGAGCTGGCCAACGACGACGACCGGTACCGCACGTCCAACCCGGAGAGCCCGCTGTACGGCAAGGCCGGCGTGAACACTCCCGGCCGGGTGTCCGTGGGCGGCACCGTGCGCGGCGTGGTCGAGGCGTCGTCGCTGGCGTGCGACCAGAGCCAGGACTTCCGCCGCTACCCGAAGCGCGGCCGGGCCTGGACGGAGTTCGAGGGCGGCGGGCTGCTGCAGCGCATCGGCCAGTGGACCAAGCCCCTCAAGAGCGCGTTCCGCGCCTACAACGAGGGCCTGGCCCACGTCACCGCGTACTTCCCGGCGGAGCAGGCCCGGACCACCACAGTGCCGGTGCCGACCTTCGTCGGGCCGGAAGGGTTCGCGTTCTCCGGTGGCGTCACCTTCGACAGCCAGAGCTACCCGTCGTCGAGCGCTCCGCTGATGGACCTGGGCGAGCGCGGCGGCGTCAACCTCTACACCAACGTGGTCCCGAACGCGACCAGCACGACCGGTTGGCAACACTCGTGGGTTCAGCGCCTCGAACCGCTGACCAGCGACGACACGTTCATGTACAGCATCAACACGTCCGGCGGCGGCGGGTCCGGCGACGCGTTCCAGATCGTCCTGCTCCCCAGCACCGGGCAGATCCAACTCCAGGGGTCCAACAGCGCGGTGGCCCCGGGGTTCTGGCTGGATGTCACCAAGACGACGGACGCCTACGACTTCACCCAGTGGTCGCTGTGGACGATCGACGCCACCTACTCCGGCGGCACCACGACGATCTTCGTCAACTGGACCAACGCCGACAACACGCAGTCGAGGTTCATCACCGGCACGTTCGCGCACCAGCCGGGAACCCTCGACAGCGCCGCCGTCTCGGCCAGCACGGAGCTGGGCGACGTCCCCGCCGGCTCGACGTTCGGGCACTTCCTCTTCGCCGACGTCGGATCGTCCGGCGGCACCGACCTGTTCAGCACCGACCGGATCTACGCCTGGACCGGCTACCTCGGCGAGCTCACCGCCTGGCGGTTCTACCGGCTCCTCACCGCCGCCGGGATCACCAACATCGTCAGCGACGGCTGGGCCAGCTCGACCCCGATGGGCCCGCAGCCGGTCGCGACCCTCGCCGGGCACCTGGAGGAGATCGCCCGGACCGAGGACGGCCTGATCTTCGACATGCGCACCCAGGCCGCCATCTACCTGCTGTGCCTCGCCGACCGCTACAACCAGACCCCCGCGCTCGAGCTCTCCCCGACCGATCTGCCCGGCCTGCCCCGGGAGGTCACCGACGACCTGCCGGTCCACAACATCGTCACCGTCGCCCAGCGCGACGGCGGCGAGCACATCGCCCGCGACGACACCAGCCCGATGGGCACCCAGCCACCACCGGACGGCCGCGGCGAGTACGAGCAGCGCGTCGACGTCAACGTCGCCGACGAGGCCGGCCTGCCGGTCCTGGCGAACTGGTGGCTCAAGAGGGGCACGGTGAACCTGCCCCGCTACCCGCAGGTGACCGTCAACCTCGCGGCGCTGGGCCCGGCGAAGGTCGCCGAGGTGGAGGCCGTCGACGTCGGCCACGTCATCACGATCGCCGGGTTCCGGGAGTACACGATCCGGCTGCACGTGCTCGGCTACACCGAGGTCATCGGCCCGACCTCGCGCCGGATCACCTTCGTGTGCGCTCCGGACCAGCAGTTCGCGGTGGGCGCCTACGACGACGGGATCGCCCGCTACGACCTGGCCACGTCCACGATGAGCGCGGCGGCCGGGCCGACCACGACCACGCTCACCCTCGGTATCACCGCCGACGAGACCTGGTCGTCGACGTCCGCCTACGACCTGCTCACCGCCGGCGAGCTCGTCGGCGTCCCCGCCGGTGGCATGGGCGCGCGGACCGGCAGCCCGGGCGCCTACCAGCAGGTGATCACCGGGGCTGTCCGGTCGAAGAACGCCATCCGCAAGACCTTGCCGGCCGGCGCGGCCGTGCACGTCGCAACCCCCGGAAGGTGGGCTCGATGACCTACACCGAGGTCGGTGGCGGCGACCCGATCCTCGCCGCCACGATCAACGACCTGATCCGGTACGGCCCGAACAAACCGGCCGGGCGGATCCGGCAGGGCACCGCCCAGACCGGCATCGTCAACACCACCGCCACGGCGATCACGTTCGCCGCCACGGACGAGATCGACACCCACAACTTCCACGACCCCGGGGTGAACAACACCCGGGTCACCCCGACCGTCGCCGGCGTCTACGGGGTCAAGGGCGGTGTGTCGATCGCCGGGAACACCGACTACACGCAGGCCCAGTGCTACATCGCCCGCAACGGCGTCGCGATCGCCCCGGCGCACCGGATCACCCCGGGCACCACCGCGCAGACGCTGGTGCTGCCCGTCGCGTCCGAGGTGCAGTGCAACGGCAGCACCGACTATTTCGAGATCGTCTACCAGGTCACCCGGTCGGGTGCCGGCACGTCGTCGACTGCGGTCAGCTCGCAGTTCGCGTCGGTGCTGGAGTGGACATGGGACAGGACGGAGCCCTGATGAGCAAGCTTTCGTGGCAGATGGTGGGCCTGATCGCGGTGCTGTCCGCGGCCGCGGTCGCGCTGGCAACCCTCGCCGACTGGGACCCGGCGGCGATCCTCGGCGCCCTCGGCGTCCTCGGCGGCATCGGTGGCGGCGCGGCTGTCGCCGGCGGTGTGTCCGGCAGGGTCGAGCAGCTGCAGGCGGACACCGCGGCGCAGACCACGCAGCTGGGCACGATCGAGCGCCGCGTCAACGGTGAGCTCGACGCCCGGATCGAGGCCGGCGCGAACCGGGCCGCGCTCAAGGTGCTGGCCGAACTACGAGCCCAGGGAGTGATCCGCTGATGCCCACATCGCAGAACGGCTGGCCCGTCGTCCCGGACACCGACGCCGGCCGCCGCAAGCTCACCGACCTGGTGCTCCCCGGCACCATGCCGCACACGGTGCGCGTCCTCGCCGGGGACGTGGCCACGATCGCCCGCTGGCACGTCGCCGAGTACCACCGCCGCGTCGAGCCCATCCAGCCCGCCGGATGCTGGGGCTGGAACGTCCGGCTCATCGGCGACGGCCCTGACTGGTCGAACCATGCCGCGGCGTGTGCGTGGGATATCAACGCGCCCGACAACCCCGACGGCGCCGAACCGTCCGAGGTGATGACCACGCGGCAGATCGACGAGTGCCACGCGCTGGAGCGCGAGAGCGACGGGGTGCTGCGCTGGGGCGGCGACTGGTCAGACCCCGACCCGATGCACTGGGAGGTCGTCGGCACACCCGCGCAGGCCGCCCGGCTCGCCGAGAAGATCCGCAACGAGGAGGACGATATGCCAAGCGTCGACGAGATCGTCAGGGCCCTGCTCAACCACGACCTGGGCAAGCCCGGCGGCGGCGACACCGTCGCGGTGGCCCTGCAGTCCGGCTTGCAGGACGGCAAGAAGGCCCTGGCGGAGCTGGCCCTGCTCCGCGCCGAGGTGGCGGCGGTCAAGGCGCTGCTGCCGCCGGCCTTGTAGCCGGGCGGTCAGTTGTTGGGCAGGATGATGCCGTGGTCGGCGCACGCCGTCTGCAAACCGCTGGCCGCGTCCATAAGCGGGCCCATGTAGGCAAGCGCCTTCGACTCGTCCTGCCCGGCCTGCCAGGCGATGTCGATCAACTTCGTGCCGTTCTCGCGGATGTCGGGGTCGCGGGAGCCCGCGAACAGTGCCCGCGTCTTCCGGTATCGATCCTCGGTGAGTGGTGTCTGATTGCCGATCGGGCCGTCCCGCATGGCCTCGCAGGCCTCGATGCCCGAGTCGGCTGGCTTGCCGGGGAATCCGGCCGGCGCGAACGCGCGGTAGGCGAAGAATCCGGCGGCGCCGACGCTCCCGCCGATGATGATCGCGGCGGCCCAGGCGAGCGGGTGCGTGCGCTGGCGGGGCGTCGTGGGCGCGGGGGGTGGCGGCCACGCAGGCTGCCGGCCGGGGATGATCGGCGGTTGCGTCATCGTGTCGTCCCTATCGGTGAGGAGGCCATGACACTGTGCTCGCGATTCGGCGTGGCGTCGACCGCGGAGCCGCTGACCTCGGATGATCGGCGCCGCACTGTGGACGGTCGGCCTACTCCCGCTCCGCTCAGGGAGGCGTCCCGGGCAGGTACCAGCGGCCCGGGGCGACCTCGTAGCGGTCCGCGTCGTCGCCGAGCAGCTCCCGCATGACCGAGCGCTCAGGCGGGTCTGCCAGCAGCTCCTGAAGCCGCCGCTCGACGTGCTCGTCGGCGACGGCAGCGACCGCCTCGTCGATCTCCTCGACCGTGTCGAAGTCGTTGTCGTCGCGGAACACCGGCCGGCTCGGCTCCGTCGGCGGCGTCCGCTCACCGACCAGGTGCTCCAACTCGGCCAGGGTCTCGGCCACGACCGGCAGCTCGTCCGGATGCCAGTGCGCCGCCCAGCACCAGCCGGCCGGGACCTCCACCTTGGCCGTCAGGTCACCGACCGGGGCGACCCACCGAGGCTCACGCGCCTGGTACACCTGCCACCCGTGGAGGCGGCCTTCCAGCTCAAGCTGGGCGCCCAGGTCGTATTCGTCGCTCAT